CGGTGTTATCAAACCTCGTTATCTGACTCCACAGAGCAGAGTTGATAATCAGAATGGTAAGTTTGGTTATAACTCAACCTATAAGCTGGGGATGATGACCTCAGTATATTTTACAGAACTCTATTGTGTTCCAATCAATGACGAGGGCGTCGACTGGGTTGTTGGAGATTTGGTGTATGGTGAAGAGTCTGGTGCGATTGCTATTGTTGAGGAAGGATCAACAGCTAACTTCGTTCTTCTAGTATCAAATGTTATTGGTGAATTTAGAGCTGGTGAGGAAGTCTATCAAGGTAATAAGACATCTCGTATCCTGAAAGAGAGTGAGGTTTACTCCTTCAACTTCCCTAATCCAGGTGACCTGAGTGCAGTGACTTCCCTGACTGTTTCAGCTCTGGGTTCCGAAACTACTCTGGGTGCCGGAGAGTTTACTTATAATGCAACAAGCAAAACCATTTCTCCATCTAATCTTGGTAGAGAGAAGTTAATCAACTTCCCTTATCCTGAAGGTTCTTCTTTAAACAGTAGAATCGACTATCTTGTTGAAACTGATAATGGTATCTCAGGATACGCCGTTCTTTTAGATGCAAGAATCACAAACACTTTATCGAAAACTAAGTCGGCTTTCTCCTCTCTGGCAGATACAAACGACTTCTCCTGTGACATCTCCATTGAGAATAATGTGGATTCAGAGGTTATCGATGTAGCCAATCGTTCACTCTTCTCTGGTGACAAGAATAAGAACTTTGTTGCTTGTGATAATCTTACTGGAGATGCAACCGAACAGTTGACTGCTGGTGATTTGGTTAACTTTGTGGATGATGGCGGAAACTCTGTTTCTAAGATCGTATTGTTTGCCACCCGCCCAGTTGGTTACGGTGAGTTAAGAAATAAGTCAAAGATTTACTTTACCACCGCTCTCGCTGACGATATTACTGGTAAGACGATTCAGAGAGTTCGAATCGTGTCTAAGGGTACTCCAAGTGAGACTCTGGTGTTTCAACTTCCCCGTAAGATTGTTTCAACATTAGAATCCGATCCTGATTCATCTAGAATCTCTTATCAGGTGATGAGAGAGCACATTCTAACTGTTAATTCTGGTTCACCAAGTTTTACACTGACAACTAACAAAGCCAATGAGGTTTATGTTTCAGATCCAAGTAAGACAATCATTTCTATCTGTAAGAACATCTCGTCTCCAAGTGATCCACTTGATTTGGTAGGAAGAGACTTAACGGCCACTATTACACAGACAGACCAAGGAAGGAAAGCAGAATACACTTTCACTAACGGATTCGTTCTTCCTGACACAGTCAACCTTAAGGTAATGGCTCCTGTCTATGTGAATAATGCGATGGCTAAGAGAAAGAACTTCATTGATAAGTTCACTCTGGTTATTCCTGCGGCAGAAGCGGCTGGAAAGGTCCTGTCATTACAGAAGGCCGACATCTTTGCTCTTCACTCAGTGATGATGCTGAATCCAGGTGAGCCTTCGATTGATGTTACCGACAACTATAATTACGATAATGGACAAAGAGATAATGTCTATCAATTAGGTCGTCTTATTCTCAAGCCTGGTGCTCCAGCAGCTGATGAGCAGTTGACCATCACCTTTGATTATTTCGAACACACTAATGAGGGTGACTTCTTTAGTGTTGATTCTTATACTCACGATGATGGAATTGATTACAGTAGAATTCCTTATTACAATCCAAAGTCAACGATTCCTAGAGGTAACCTCAACTCCTCACTGATTCGTCTCGGTGATGCAATTGACTTCAGACCGATTGTCAATACTGATGGAGTGGGAGCAACAGTTATCCCAACTATCACAGATGGAACACCTCAGGTTGGTGCAGTCAACTTTGATGGAGCTAACTCATTAAATGTTGGTAACGCATTCGTTCCACGGATGCCCATTTCGTCAACTCAGTTCCAAGCTGATATTGAATACTATCTGCCAAAGGTTGATTCGCTCTTCCTTGATAAGGATGGATCACTCAATCTGATTCCTGGTGAGCCTGCAGATAATCCTCTGCCGCCACCTGACATGGCGACTGCGATTCGTCTTTATGACATCTACCTTCCTCCTTATACATTCTCAATCAAGAATTCGAGGATCCAGAAGTTTAACTATAAAGTCTTTAGAATGAAGGACATCGGCGATATCAATCGTCGTATCGACAGGATTGAGGAACTCGTTACTCTGTCTCTGCTAGAACAGTCCGCCATCAACATGAGCGTCAGGGACGCGGTTACTGGTTTAGAGAGATATAAGAATGGCATCATTGTTGATCCTTTCAGAAACCATGTTAAGGGTGAAATCAACTCGACTCAGTATCGCAACTCCATTGATAATGCAAATACTCATCTGAGAGCGGCACATTATACTGATCAGATTGAACTTGAGGAAGTATCTGGTACAGACCTTCAGAAGGAAGGAATGGGATACTCACAGAAGAATGGAATCATCACTTGTGCTTATTCGAGTACAAGAGTTATCCAAAACCCACTGGCAACGAGGTCCATCAACCTCCAGCCTTATTCAGTCTTCACTTATGACGGAAACTTGGAGTTAACTCCATCTGTCGACACATGGCAGGTAACTAATAGATTGCCGGACTTAGTGATTGAAGATGATAACCTCTTTAATGCCTTCGTTGGATTCTCTGATGAGATGGCAGAATCTGGAATCGGTACTCAGTGGGGTGAGTGGGAAACAACGAGTTCTTCCACTACATCCAGCGAGATCCGTATCAACAACACAGAGGATAATCCTAACGCAACTCAGAACGCCCTTAATACTCTACAGATTAATGGCACTCCTGTTGATATGAATCCAGGAAACCTGAATGCTGGCGGAAGACAGTTAATCGCTGATGGTGGGACACCTCCTATCGTAGTTACTAACAGTACAACGACTGAACAGCAGGCCAGGGAACAGACAATGACACGAATCAATGTGGGTACAGCCCGCGTTGAGAATACCTCTTATGGAGATAGAGTTGTCGATGTGGCTCTGGCGGATACGATGAGAGCCTTCCCTGTCATCTTCCAGGCTTATCGACTGAAGCCCAACACTCGCTATTATGCGTTCTTTGATGACATCGAAGTGACTAACTGGTGTTCACCTGACTCTATGTCAGATGACTTTAGTGATGGTAAGAGAAGATACGTAGGAAGAGGTGGTGAGAGCAACCAAGGATTTGGAATTCCTCTCATCTCAGATGATGTAGGTACTCTGACTGGTGTGTTCCTTGTACCTAATGGCAGAGCTCCTGTGACTGGAGTTTCCTTCCGTTCCACTGACGAGGTCGAGTATCAGAATTCAGGACCTACAAGAAGCTTCCACACAGGAACAAGGTTACTGAGATTCACCTCAAGTGCTGATAATAAGAAGGATGAGTCACAGGTTGAAGGATTTGCAGAGGCTAACTTCTACGCTCAAGGCGTGTTGATGGACAAGCAAGAAACAATCGTTTCGACTAGAATCCCAAGTTTCAGTCACACAACAACAGTTATTGCTACTGACACTAGAGTTGAGACTTCCACTTCTCAAACTGCAGCTTATTTCGATCCTGTTGCTCAATCATTCCTTATTGATAAAAACAATTCTGAAGGTGTGTTTGTTACAGAACTTGATATTTTCTTCAAGACTAAGGATAATAATCAGCCAGTAGAGGCTTATCTGGTTTCCACAGATGGACAGGTTCCAACTGAAACTATTCTTCCTCATTCAAGAGTGGTGTTGAATTCAGACACTATCCTTAGAGTTGTTTCGGAGATTGGAGGCAACGGACTTGATTCGGCTTCCCTTCCTGCAGGAACAGTAATTACTGGATTGACATCAGGTGCTACTGGTATTGTTAAGTCAACGAGTGTATTCGAGACTCCTGCTGATAATCCAGTGGACAATGTAGAGAATAAGGTGTTCAACCTTATCCTGAGTAACTACAGCGGAGAGTTCGTCGCCGGAGAAGGGTTCACTTCAAACATTAGACCAGAGCCTTTAGTAGATTACACCATCGCAGCTGACGAAGTTCTAATCACCAGAGTTGATGTGATGGACCTCGGATCAGGTTATGACACTGACGCCATAGTCGAATTCTCTAACCCAGAACTTCCTGGCGGCAGAACGGCAACTGCAACCTGTAAGGTTGGACCAGGCGGTGAGATTTTTGATATTATCATCACCGATGTTGGCTCAGGTTACATCAATATCCCATCAGCAGTCATCAACAGTTCTGCTGGTTCCGGGGCTGTGTTGAAGACTAGAGCAAAAGACGGAATTCAGTCCGTTATGATGGGCGTTTGCACCTCTGAGGACGCCACGGCAGCCACTAAGTTTAGATTTAGAGCTCCCGTCTACCTTCTGGGTGGAACCAACTACGCTTTCGTGGTTAAGGCACCAACTTCTCTTCAATATAACATCTGGACATCTAAGTTGGGTGAGAATCTGGTTGGAACTAACACCAGATTATCTGAGCAGCCAAACATCGGTTCGTTGTTTATGTCACAGAATGGTGGACTCTGGACCGAAGATCAGACTCAGGATGTCACCTTCAGACTCTGGAGAGCTGAGTTCTCAACAAACATCGATGCAAATGTAGTTCTACAGAACGCACCAGTGATGATGAGACCGGTTGGTAAAGATCCTATCGAAACAAATAACACTGCTATCACTGATCCTAATTCTAAGATCTTTGGTGACAATCCAAAGATCGTTAGAGTCTTCCACTACAACCACGGACTTGCACCTGACGATTTGGTTCAAATCAAATCAGTCTTAGGTAATCCTGGTGGCATTCCTAATGAAGAGCTGAACACTCTGCATACTGTGATCAATTCTTCAATGAATACTTTCACCATCGAGGTTCCAACAGGTGCAGCCAAGTCGGGCAAAGCAGGCGGAGCCAATGTTCGGATGTCTTATAATAGACCTTTTGAGGTGATGAATATCACCGCAGGAGCTATGAGATTTGGAACCAGTAGGATTCGAGTTACAAACAGAGTTGCTGAGTGTGCTGGACTGAGTGCTTATAATAAGCCATTTCAATATAGACTGGATACACCACAAGACATCAATCTTCTGGAGTCCTTCTATTATGATGGAGCAAAGCAGGTAGCCAACTATCTTAACGAAGCGAAGTATAACGGACCTTTGTATCTCCAAGATCGTAAATCAATGGAGACAACAATCACGATGTCGACTACTAACTCTAAGGTTTCGCCAATCCTTGACATCGATAGAACGAACGCCACAGTGGTTCGTAACCTAATTGATAATCCCCAACCTGATGATCCTAACTTCGGTGTATCAGCGAGAACTTTAACACTTTCGACGGCACTAACCGATCAGGTGGTAGAAGGTCAGTCGATCGACATTGATGGCGATAAGTTCAACGTCGAGTATTACAATCCAAACACTAAGAAGCTGAGGATCAGTGGCTCCAACACATCAAGATTAGTAACTCCAACTAAAATTGATGGTAAGTCGTTACCTTCAGTCACAGCAGTAACTGCAACTCCCAATGTGTTCTATGTTCCTGAGACTAATCCTTATGGTTCGGTCTACGCTAAGTGGCTCTCCAGACTGTTCGTCTTTGAAAATCAGTGTGATGGAATTGAGGTTAAGATTTCTGCTATCTACTATATGAAGGACAGCATTAAACTTTATTACAGACCTAAGTCGATTGGATTCGATGGAGACATCAGTGAGGTGAACTGGATTCCATTCAATGGAACT